AGGTTGCCACCCAAGTGCGCGACAGAAGATAGGTCAAGGACGTTTGCCGCACCGCCGATAGAAGCGGTTGGCAAGTACCACGCCTTAAGCGTGTTCTTTTGGATAAACCACATCCTGTTTTTGAACAGGGTGGGTTGGATTAGGTCGGTTGTTGTGACGCCTGTGATAGCAGGGCTAGACACACCGTCAATGGCTGTCCAAGTGGTTCCGTCAAACAAGCGCGGCTTGTCCACACCGTTTGCGGCGTAGAGGTAACTGCCGCCTGACGTTGTGATGTTGGTATATTCCCAGCGGCTATTGGTTAACCCTGCAACCTTTGCCGCACCAACGGCACCTGCTGTCGTAACGTCATAGATGTTGCCACCGACAACCGCAAACATCTTGTCTGTTGCGCCCGCGTTATAAACAAGCAGGCTTTCTACCTGCCCCGTCATGCCGGTGGCGTGTTTAACATAGCCGCCACGCAACGCCACGCTAGAAACGCCGGGGAACAAATTGACGAGCGTCACGGCGTCAGTCGGAGCCATGTTGGCGAGCGAATCGCGGGCGTTCCAGCCGCCCACAGGGGCCGGCAACGACGCGACGTTATTGCTCGTCCGTTGGATCAACCGTCTACGAACGGGCGATGCCATTAGTTGTTGCCCGTGCCGTAACCGCTATCGGGGATGTTGTCGTAGCCGATCAACACCGTACCCGGTCGCGGGGCAAACGAGAGGTTGGCGGCAGCCGTGTCTTGCGCCACAGCCGTCTCAAACTCCATCAGGTAATCGCGGTAGAGGGCGGTCGTGTCAAAGCCCTTCGCCTCAAAGTACTTGAGCTTGGTGGACAACACCATGAGGCGGTCGGGGTAGATACAGGTGTCATCGTCAGCGGTAAAGCTGTTCTTCGGCGTACCGTCTGCCGCCTCTGCCCACGCCTTGCTGCGGTACTCAAAGCCAAGCAACTCCCCGCCGTTCATTCCCGGCCAAATCTGGAAGTATTTGCCGAGCAAACGCCAGCGGATACGGGGGCCGGTGCTGATGTAGCCCGAGAGCAGCCATTCCCATTGCTGCGGCGACTCGGGGCCGAGCATTTCCCAACGCTTGCTCTTATCCCAATGAGTACGATTAACAGTACTAACGTAATCAGCGGGCAAACCGTATTTTACTTTCTGGAAGATGACCTGACCGCCAACAACCGTTTCGGTCGTCTGGTAGTTCAGCGTGACCGACGTAGGGCCAACGGAGGTGACGTAGGTGGCGTTAGGGATGCCGACCCCTTGCACCTGATAGGTCGTGTCCAGCCCCGCCGTAGAGGCAAGCCCGGTGATTGCGGCGACACCGTTGACCCAGTTACCCGTGGCCGTGGTGGCTTCGGTGTAGAAAGTGTGTTGGCGAGTCAGTTCGCGCCAATCAGCACGACGGAGAAGCTCATACCCGCCCGCGTTCATTAGCGCAAGCAACTGCACAACGTCTTGGCTGTTATTGCCGGCGACGCTAGACGGCGTAGGAATGCCCAACTCCTTGGTGCATTCCTGTATGAGTTCAACCATCGTGCTGCCCATGCTATGCCTCCGTTAGTTCTTTCGGCGGGCGACCACGACGAGGCTTGTCCTCCATCAAGGCCGCCATTTGTGCTTGCAACTCGGCCAACTGGCGCTTGGTGTCCTCAAGTTCTGCGCTGCTTTCAGCGCGGTTCTTGCGGTTCAAGTACAGTTTTGCCCGCTCACGCAGGCCAACTCCACCCATGCCGATGCGTTGCAGTTGTGCGTCTGACGCTAGAGCCAACTGCTCTACCGTCACAAACTTCAAAATAACCAGTTCTGCGATCTGGTCGCGTGTAATTTCCTCGGGAGCGTCCTTTTGCCACTCCGACAGCGGGGTGCCGATTTCTGCGGCCACGCCATCGCTCTGTTGCGTCTGAAAGTACAGCCATTGGCGCGGGAATCGTGCTTTATGTTCGTCGCGTGAGGGCTGATCAATGATGTTGGTCTTATCGCCGGGAGCCATGATGCGGCAGTAGGTCTTGCCTTTGCCGGGGCCATCGTCCTTAACGTAAAACTCAACGTGCAACTGTGCGTCGGCGTTAGAAACATCGCTATCTAGTGGCATTGTCCTTGCTCCTGTGGGGATTACAGGTTGTTGACCTGTGTGATGGTACAAATGACCGAGGGGATCGCAGGCCATACGCTTGTGACGCTGGCTGCAAGAATTCTAACGCTTGTGTCATCCGTCGCCCACATCAATTCAACGTAGTGAGTAGGCTCAAGTTGGATGATGAAGTTCCACGCGGCGACGGTACGCGCTGCGGTGCCTTGGATGGCGACCGTGCTGGCGGTGTTGGCGACGTTAGTGCCGTTTTTACGCAACCAAATGTAGATATTGCCTGTGCCGCCAGAGGTTTTGTCTAACTGTGCCGAAAACTGCACGTTGTAAACGCCTTGGTTATCCACCACAAGCCGGGAGGACGGTGAACCGATAGACACGCCATTGCTGCTGTCGGTGGTGTTGAAAACCATGCCGTAGGCGGTATTGATAGACGCCGCCGCTTGCAGCGTGGTGTCGCTAAACGCACCGTAATGCAGGATCGGCACCTCTTGCCCAAACCCCTGCAATTCTTCCCAAAGCGTATTGCTTACAGCAAAGAACAAGGCCGAACAATCAGGGTTGATTAGCCCAGAACCTACGTTGTTGATGGTGCTGTTAGCATCATAGGGATACACCAGCAGCGGATTTGCGCCGCCATTACGCACGATAATGGTTTCGCCCATCTCGGTCGGCGGTAACTTGACGCCTGACCCTGCGGCTGCCGTCGTGACGTTGTTGTAGACGAACGTCAACTGCGTAGCATTGCCTGCCGACGTACCGGCTGCGCTCACGCTCGCGTTACCGTCGCCGCAAATGGAGACGGTGGACAGGCCGTTCACGCCCGATCCAAGTACGCGAGAGGGAATAGCCATCAGGCTGCCTTTGCCTGTTCGTGGCGCACTCGCATGATCTCGGCAATCAGGCCGGGGCCACGCGCATCCACGTTAATGTCGCCCATCACCTCAAACAGTTTCTGAAACTCGTTGGCCTGCTGGGCCATTGCCATGTTGCAGTTGAACTTCTTGCCGGTTGGGCCGCCCACATGAACGTCAATAGATGGGCCGGTGAATTCCCCGGTAAAACGCTTCAAGCCATCTGCCCGGTTGCAGCTGTCGTACCCGTACAGCACGAAGTTGCGGAACCCGAGCAGATAACCAATGTTGATGGCACGGAGTCCCGATGTCGTCCCGCCACCCACAGCCAATTTGCCTGGGCCAATCGCCTGCATCTCTGGGCCTTCTGCCCAGGAGTGCCACAGCCATACGTTTTTTCCTTGTAGGTAGTCAAACGTCACGGGCGGGCAACGCGAGGCAACGAGGTACACGGTACGATCGTTCGCCTTTTGGATGCCGCTAGTGCGGTCGCGCGGATCTAGGTTAACCCACATATCAGGCTGGATGCCGTTCTCGCACAGAAAGTCATGCGCTGCCTTGATTGCCACGATGGGCCGACCGGCTTTGCGGTGCGCTCTGATTTCCTCTACAAAATCGGGCATAGACCACCCGCTCGCCACGCACACGAATGTTCCATCGTGCTTAATGGGAGCGGGGGCCAGTTCTGGTAGACCACGGCCAAGCGCCGAGCGAATGTTGGAGCAAAGCTCCTCCGCTGTACCCGCCGCCTGTACCGTGATCTCCAGAGGCTGCATCGTTAGAACCCGACGACGCCCGTGGCGACGTGCGGATAGCCCGCGATGCAGGTGACCGCAGAGGCCGAAGCCGCCGAGGTCGTGGCCACAAGGCCCGCCACCAAGCCACCCGTCACCGTAGCGTCGTCAAGCGACCCTGCGGTTGCGGTGGTGAACAGCGGGACGTTCGGCTGGCAGCCGACCAACACGCTGACACGCGGCTTGCCGCCCAACTGCACCCAGCCGTAATAGGCCGAGGCAATGGACGCTTGAGCAAAACCAACCGCCTTTGAATTGGCAGAGTTGGTCGTGGTCAACGGGGCCACCGTGTTGTTGACGTTGACAGTTACAGCCGACCATTGAGCGCAAGTTGAAGCCGCCTGCACATAAATGGCCTGACCACCATCGCTCAAGTTGACAACGGTGCCAACGGCGAACGAGGGCGAGGTGTCGGTGTAGTCAAGCGACACACCGATCATATTGCTTACAGAAATAGACATTTGTTTGCCCTCTTAATCAATCAACACGCCTTGGAACTGCGCGCCCGAGCAGGTCAAGTTACCTGCCCAGCCGATCAGCTTCACAATGGCGTCTTGGTTAACGGCCTGCCGCTCGCCGCCAATCGGCACAAAGTTACGATCTTTGTGCGGGCGGAAGTGCAGGTACTTGGTGTTGAGGAACCACATATGGTTCGCGTTGCCAGCACCCGAGTTGTAGGTGGAGGAACCGATACCACCGTCCAGCACAACGTCAGACGCCATGCCAGCGCCGTAGTACTTGAGCGAGGCAAAGCCCGCGCCAGCCATGCCCGAGCCGGACTCGGTGATGCGCTGGATGGCTTGCAACGACTGCAAGTAGTAACGGTAGTAGTTGTTGTCAGCAACGATCAGGTCAGGCTTGTCGGTGCCACGAACGAGTTGGACAGCCAGAGCGTCCATGTAACCCTGAATCGTGGTGTTGGACACAACGCCCGAACCGCTGACCGACGCATCAAACACCTTGGACTGCCAGAACGACCACACGGCGCGGTTGATGCCGCCGTAGGTGCCGGTAGTCGGGTCATCGGGAACAGCCGCAGCAAGACCCGTGAGGTTCTTACCCGCGTTGCCCGTGCCGTCGCCGTACAGGTCGCCCGAGATGCGGTTAGCAAGCTGGGCTTCCGCAACTTCCATGCGACCGTCAAGAAGGTCAATGATGGCCTCCTTGCCCGAGTTCTGGATCATCTCCAGACCCGAAATAGTCACGGCAGAAGCGTACTGCGTGATGCTGAACTGCGCCGACGAAATCGGGCTGTTCTGGCCGACGTTCAACACCTCGTATCCCGAGTAGGAATTCGTGTTGTTGGTGGTCGGATCGTTGTACATGATTTCTTGCAAAATCACGTTACCGCCCGAGAACGTCTTAACGTTCCCGCGCTCCTTGAGGCGACGAAGCAACGCGTTGTTGTTCGTCACGTTGTCAGCGAGTTCACCGCTACGGCTCTGAATAGTCGTGGCAATGATGTCGCTGATGCTTGAGTTGGCATAAGCCATTTGATTACTCCTTCATCAGTTAGTTATAAGCGCGACTCTGTTTCGGAAAATGCTTCCTCTAGAATCGCACGACGGTTTGCCGCTTTTGGAGCCGTGTTAACGCCGGGTGTGGCGCTTCTGACACTCACCGCTGCTGCTCGGGCGGCTTTCGCTGCCCTGTTTTGTTCCTTGGCTTGTTTTGCGGCGGCTTCGGCCTGTTGGGCCTTGGTCACCTGATCAAACAAGTTAGGATCAAGCCTGATGGCCTTCTCATAGGCTTCGTCCAACGTCTGCGCCATCCCACTCTGTAGGAGTTGGATCATCGCCGGTCGGACATCCTCAAAATGATCGGCCTTCAAACTGAATTGGTTGATTTCGTTTAGCAGGGTCTGATTTTCCATCATTTCCTGCTGTTGCTTCCAGCCCATGACCTCGCCACGGACTTTGTTCAGTTCGTTTTGCAGCGCATACACGGTCGGGTCAACCGTTTGCTGCGGCATCTGGCCTTGCTGGCCCTGCATTGCACCCAAGTTGATGCCATATGACTGCGCGAGTTGTTGGAAATACACCAACTTCGTTTGCGGGTCGCTGTTACGCAACTTGTGGTCGGCGTCCATTAGGGCGGCTACGGCCTTATCAGGCGATAAACCAAGCCCCTGTATGGTCTGCATATAGGGCGAGATGGCTTCCTGCATCGCATCGGCAAACTGCGCCTTGGAGAGCAGCGGTTCCACGCCCGCTCGCATTTGCTCCTCGCGCTGCCATGCGTATTCTTGCATCTTCGGGTCGGCTTTCTGCCAAACCTCGTGATAGTCCTTCTTCCACGATGCCGGTGGGCGACGCCAAACGGGCGGTTCCTCCTCTGCCTGCGGTTCGTCAGCACGTTCCGCAGCTTTCGGCGTAGCAAAACGCCCATTGCCGTCGCGTGAGACGGGTTCAATGGGTTCGCCACGCTCTGCCGCTTCTAAACTCTGCTCAAGAATCGCTCGGCGGTCAGTTACATCAGCCTGTGGGGCTTCATCTCGTTCCATTTGCTCGTCCACGTTAGCCTCTCCTGTGGGGATTGGTGAAATTCGCGTGTTGGCGCAGGTCGCGCAGTATGCGATCTGCTTGCTCGTTGGTCATTCGGGTGTTGACGATGTGCTTGATGCGTTCAAGCCGCGTGTCTACCGACTTTTCGTGCCTGATGTGCTTGCTCGGGTCTTCATTACCAACCTCAATGCAGTTGTTGGCCTTGAGGTGGCGTCGGTGTTCCGAGCGTGAGGTGACCATCTTGCCGTCAATCATGCTTTTGTACGGCACAATGTCAGGCACGACGTAGTGATAACGACCCTTGGCGTCCTTTTTACGCTCAACAAACTCGCCGTCTATAAAAACGTAAGTGCGTTTCATTGATTAAACGTAGTTGGGGGTAGCGTTTTGTTCATCTGCGCGATGATTAAGCGCGTTTGGGCGTCCATGTCGGCCTTGTACTTGGCGGCTTCCTGCTGACTTTGCAGCTTCATCGCCTCCAACTGCGCCTCAAACTGCTGCTTTTGTTGCTCCATCGCCAGTTTCGTCTGGTTTTTGAGCTGTTCCATCTGCATCTGCTGCTGCAGTTTGGCTTGCTGTAGCGCGGCCTCCATCTGGATGCGGCTTTGCTCCATCTGACCCTTTTGCTGCAACTCGGCTTGCTTGCCTTGCTGCTCGCCGTCTGGGCCTTGCTGCATCGCGGCTTGCTGCAACTGCTGCAACGTGGCGTCAATCTGACCCTCAATCGGTCGTGCGGCCTTAAACGCCTGCATACCAAAACGCAGCAACTCCATCATCATCGGCACCATCTGCGGCGAGGCTTGGCCGACCGGCAGGGCTTGCGCGAGGAAGCCACCAAACGCTTGCAGGAACTGCATACGATCCTGCTTCATCTGGTTCTCGTCCAACATCACAAGGCTGTCGGCGGCAACGTCCACGCGGAAGTTACGCAGCGGCTTGTCTTTGAGCAGTTCCAGCGCCTGCGGGATCAACTGCTGATCCGCTGGCGTCATCTGACCTGCGGCGGCGTAGGCAAGGATGGTCTGTGGCTGGAAGTGTCGGCACATCACCTGCGCCTTCAACCGGATCAATTCCGACGCAAAGAGGGCAACGTCCTCCTGCATGGAGCGCAGCCTTAATCCCGCGTATTGGCCTTTGATTTGCTGCGCGGTCGCGGTTTCGCTGGCGAACGACGTACCACGGATAATGTCCGAGATGCCTGTGATTTCGTAGATTTGGGACTTGATGTCCTCTCTTGCTCGGTAGCAGTTGAGGAGGGCGTTGGCGAGCGTGTCCAGCGGGAGAAGGTCAATGCTGCCTTTAAGGCCGCCCTTTTCGCTGAAAGCCATCCACTTATCAACTGGAATAAGCGCATTGTTATCGCCCTCCGTCATTAGGCGTTGCAGCGCAGGTTGGCTGGCGTCATACACGCCACGCACACGCAGCGCCTTCACCAAGCCATCAATGCGGTCGGACAGGATGTCCAACTCCATCGCCTGATCTTGGTACAGCAGAAAGTCAGGCACCGGCACCAAGGTGTCGCTGGTCGTGGTG